ACTGGGAATGTGGTTGGAGTTGTACGAGCAAGTGAGAATTGTGACTGTTGTACAGACAATACTCGACGTGCATAATATACACGCTCTGTTGCTGTTGCTGATGCTGTTGGAGCTTGTCCAACTGCAATTAGTTGACGCTCTGTTGGAGCGGCACCTAGAGAACCTGCTTCAAGACCTAGAGTATCAACCTTTGATGCTCCTGTTCCTGTTGTTGAAAGAGAAGATGCATTCTGTCCGAATACCGCTACGATATTCTCTAGAGTACCTTCTGACATTTCTGTTGCGATCATAACTTCCATCGCAGACTTGAACAGCTTAGCTGTATCAAGCAACTGATCTACAGTTACTGAATCGTATGTTGGGTTGTAAGTGATTTGAAGACCGTTGTTAGTAAAACCAACGTTACGGTATCCGAACTTACCTGCTTCTTGATTAACAGCGTTCAGTGTGCTTGTGTATGATACACCTGTTGCGAAAGCTGGTACAGAAACGTTTCCTGCACCTGCTGCAATTCCAGCACCTGGCTCTGCGTTTGCAATGTAATCTGCGTCATTTACGTCAATTGTTGACAAAAATAGCGGAGATGCACCAACGAGAATGTTTTTAGCATTACCTACGGATTGTGCCATAGTATTTGTTACCTCCTGTGTTTTAAACTATATATATATATTTTTTAAAACCAAAGCTGGCTAGGCTTCTTTCCTCATACCCTATAATACGGCATATCAAGGCTTAAAGCAATTTATAGGAATCTACCAACCTGATCCATTATTCTTGAGTACTTAACCTCTAATATTACGTCTGCCGCAAAGAATCCCTGTAGCTCTTCTGAAGGCGTTGTAGGAGATATATCGGCAACGAATATGGAGTGGAATTTAAATTTATCCGATAATCCAGACCAGTAGTTTACGTCTCTGGCTGACTCATCCATACGTCTAAATTGGTCTGTCATAAAATTTCTAATCTCATTTATTTCTGAGAAGTCTGTTGAATATATGGTAAATAGGATCTGCTCACAGCATATGGCCCAATTATCTTCATAGGACATCCCTATTTTGTCATAAACAATATGCTTCTTTCCGCTCAAGAATTGGTTCATTTCAGCAGACTGCTGTACTGGAACAATTGGAATTATATTCTCATCTAGATTATCGCTCCAATAATCTTCATCGTCAAATATATTGCGGGTCTTTAATTCATTCCATAGGAATTTTCTAAGCTCGATTATAGCGTCTAGCTTGTAATTTGCTGTCATAAAACACCTCCGAATGCTGCTGCTAGAGATGCATCTGCCTGACCTCTAATTGTATTTGGACTAAAACTATACTGAACTCTTTTTATATTAGATGGCAACTTAAGCGCTTTTGCCATTGATACATTAAATAGTTGTTGGAATCCAGACCTTTTAATTGAACTATTTACTAGCTGTCCACTAAAAAATCTTCCATGTGCTAATGAAAATTGATTTCTAGATGCAGTTCCACCTGGTCTTTTAACTGTAACTGATTTTCCAATTGGCATAAAAACTGTTTGGCCGTCTGCTTCAAATACTAGACGCTCTGAATATTTTGGAGAAATTACTAGAGGGTTTCCATCTTCCATAATTCTAGCCTTATTTGCAAATACGTGCCTTCTCCTAAATTTAGATGATGCTGGTACAAATGACACTGATGGTTTAAATGAATAAGATATTTTAAAAGATAGGCCATCTTGAGAGCCAAGCTTTAGGTCAAATAACCTAGCTGATTTGTCTCCAGATCTACCCCATTCATATACATGGTGTAATGACTTTGGCTTGCTTCTAGCAAGTGCGTCTATGTACTCACCGAAGTCTTTATCTATCTGAGTAAATATTGTTTTAGAAAATTTAGATTGAAAATTTTTATTGTTAGTCAATTTAGATATTACATGTGCGTTATAGTATACATAGGCAGATATCTGTGCAACTGTAGAGTCTTTAAGAGCATCACCTTTAGTCCCGCCCATAAGTCTTTCTAGACCGCTGGCAGCTTGAATCAACATAGCGCTATTGTCCAATTTGCTGATTCTCCGATCTACGCATTGCTGAGTTATATCCAATAGTTCTTCCGAATGGATCTGTTATTGGTGTAACTCCAACTACCTCGAATACGGTTGGTGTCTCTGTAGGAAAATTAATTTCTGTCCAAATAGGGACATCATGTTGATCTCTGATATTAGTAATTTTTTCTCTTGCAGTTAATCTATCAACTGTTCTTACCTGAATCTGTTGATCATTTTTATATCGATTATCAAATACCTGCTTGTCGCTAGATCTGGTTGTTGCAGAGTTGCTAATAACACCTTTAGCGTGGCAGTCTACGGTTCTCTGATATATCCAGGCCTTTTTAATAGCACCAGTATCAATATCCTGCTCATCGACTTGGCGGTATACATCCATTTTCATGGATAATACTGACTCGATAATTCCTTGCATCAGATCAATAAAACTTTAGAAAGGACATAGTCTGAAAGCAGTTGGTCTGCATACAGATTGCCCGTTCCAGAAGTTGCTCCACTTCCGTATTCAAAATCCCAGTCAAATGTAGAGATTTTGCTTACATACTTTTTACGCCATAGATTGTCCTTAGAGAAAAAGTCTTGCATTAGCTCTATGGCTGCTGTTTCTACTTCATCTGGAACATCTACATATCCAAATTCTGCAAATACCTTATATCTGTATCCTAGATTAAATGTTCCTGAAGAGTCATGTATTGATGGTGGCACCATACCGTTTGCAGTATATACTGTATTATCCATCATAGCTGCTCTATTTACACGAATTCCAAATCCGCTTTCTGTTATATCTAACTGATAGTTCCAGTTGTCGATATTATTAATATTATCTACAAGCAATACATCGTTTTCATATAATTGATGTAATGTATTAATCTTTGCTGGCAAGGTTAGGGTATCTGAAGCAGATCCATATAGAGAATATAATTTTAAGTCTCTTGACTTATATGTTGCATTGACTGGAAGCGCTACTTGATATACACCAATTTCTGTTTCAAGCTTTTCTGCAGTAAGTGTATATAGTATTGTTGAAGGGTTGACTGGATTTACTGGATCCAAGCTAACATCATAAACGGTTACTACTGGAAGCGCATCAGCATCTGTTGGCTCGCCTCTCCAAAAGATTTTGTGCTTTACTGGGTTAGTAGACCCTATGTATAGTTCCATTTACTGCGGGGAGATTAGTGATAATAATCCTGTACTTCTTTTGGAGTAGCTAATCTAAACCCGTCCTCCTTGTCAAAAATTTGTTGAGCTTTGTCTTTGCTCATTGCAATGAATGGATGGTCTTTTGTAAAACTAAATCCCAAAATGTCATAACGGAAATTATCTCTTTCCATCTTTACAAGGACATCCTCTTCGGACTGCTCTTTCTTTTCATTTTTTACGACTGTTAGGTCTGCCATGTCTTCTGTCTCTTCTTCTAGTATATCTACGGTCTTTTGATAAACCGCCCAGGTGACTCCCTCTTCTGAGAGTGCTGCAATAATGTCTGCTTTATTTTTTAAATTGTCTATATCTACCCCGAAATCTTCGGCTATTTTTTTCAGGTCAGATACCTTTAGTGTCTCAAATGACATTTATTCTCCTTGTTCCGTGTAAATCAATTATAGCATTAAGAAATTAAAATGAAAAGCCCCTAAAGTTAATTAGGGGCCTTTCTTGCGGATTTAATCCTATTATGAAGCTACCTTAACGTTCTTTACAACTACCCAAGCATCTGGTTGCTCGATCTGAACGCCTACACGAGTATACATTGTGTACTCGATGGAGTCCTTACGTGGCCAGAAGAATCGGTATACAGTTACGTCACGCTTGATACCAATAACTACGTTATTTGGGAATGTCAAGTGTACGTCACCGTGTGATCCTGATGCACCTGTGTAATCTCCGTTTTGTGTCTCATTAAGTAGTGGAACCTCAACAATTGGAATACCAAATGCGTATGGTGCTACGTATCCTGCTGGACCTGAAACTGGAGCTACGTCTCCACGGATGATGCTTGAAGCAATATCCTGTGGGTTTACGTTCTGGATATTTCCAGATGTATTGTATAAGTAATCTTGAATCAAGTTTGAACCTGACAAGAAGCGAAGGT